TCTGCACCAAAAGACGATTTGTCAATCGTTAGCTCATTTTTAGGATCAAGAGTGAGTTTGTGAATAGGGTAGCTAATCTCAGACGAAGCAAACTGTGGAAACGGTTCACTACGCATGGGAGAGCTATTGTCTATCACTGGCACATTCGTATATCCAAAGAGATGAGCTATCGATGACACCGCGGATGCTCCCATTGAAGCTGCAGTGGCGAACTTACCTATGACAGGTAGATCACCGAGCTTGGCCATTGCCTTAGCTGCTGCAGATGCCTTCTTTGAGAACGGTTCTTCATTGTATTCGTCAGATTGAACTGCCAAAGACACTGAGGGCCCTGATAACTGAAGATCTTCCATCCAAGCATAGACGGAAATAGTGACTCCAGCACCAGTGACTCCATTCGCTGATTGTAAGGGCGTGAAGACATTAAAAGTCAACGTACCCATGTTGTTCACTGCGCTTGACGAGCTTGCGACTAACCAATTCCTGTAGTACAAGAAAGGCAAGGTCATCTCAGCTCCTTCATTGCGCTGTGGACTCAACCAGACTATAGGTCTCTGGGAGTGTAAGATTAGATGTCTGTTTCCCACGTTATCATCAATGATGGTTTCGTTGTTAAAATCGGTTATTGGCCGATATGAAACACCAAGACTACCATAGTAAAACGGGGATGCATTAATCATAATCTTTACTTTCAACTTAGCGTTTAAGAACGCAAAGTTATTCAGTTTATTCTTCACTCGAGTATCGTTGAGAAAGAGTCCCCAAGGCTGTATGGTTAACAGTTGTCCCTGTGGATCAGACTCATTCCATGTAATAGTTCTTATACGCACTGGTCGCGTCAAAAACTTTTGCATATCGGATACCATAGACTGATCATGAAGTGTCACGCTGGAAGGCGCAGCACTATAATCATCTATGTACGAACTCGACGAATCAATAAAGGTCACTGTCTCCTGTTGATCGGAGCCAGCAACGTCGGCCTGCACATTTAAAAATTGCGCACTATCTGAGTGCGCGCCAGATGGAATTTGTTGTAATCCCATGCAACATTGTGTGATTCTACAGTCACACGCCTCAATTAAATTTGTGGGTGCCGTGTATACGATTCACAGGGGGCTGGCCTGATCCTCGGATTTTTGTCAGAGGTTTACTCCTCATGATTTTTGCCTAAGGTTTACTCCTCGTCTAGCGTCTATTTAAAGACGTGGGTTTTAGCTACCACATGTTTGGAGCGCTCCCAAAAGTCGCGCTTAAGTTCCTCCCACGTTGGCAAGGTATCATCTTCGACATACATCTCGAGATTACACTCTTTGATGACGTCTAAAAACATCTCAGATTTCTCTTGGAAGGTTTCTTTACCATACCAAAAATACTCTCTTATAGCAGTTGAAATCACTGCAATAGCGTGGCATTCACGCGAAATGTTCTTCTTATACACACACATGGTCAACATCTTCACTATAGAAGAATGATCAAGTGGTGCAACAACTGCTCCTATATCTTCATCATAACGCCACGTGCGTTTGAGAAAAGACACTTCGGAGAGATTGATATATGGC